ACGCACAGATGAGCTTCTTGGGAAGGGCGTTGCCTCCTAGCGGCCGTGAGGCCGCCGCGCAGGCGCTCCGTCAACACAAGTCCGATTACACTTCGAAATTCGTGACGGATGACGTCCATCTTACTGCTTGCACTGCATTCGTGAAGCGGTGGGCAAAGGCTAAGCTGGTAAAGCCCAAGGTAACCCTTGAGCCGCCGGCCTGGCCCTCTGGGAGCTCTTGCTACGAGCGGACCGCCAAGAAAGGTGGGACATTGTCCTACCTCCTTGAGCGATCGTCTGAGCAAGAGCCTCCTACCCACTACCTTTCGGACGCAGTTGCGGTCGAGGTCGCTCAGGACATCGGACTCTTCTCGTACGCACTTAAGCGCATGAAGGAGGGTCTCGTCCCGGAGCACAAGATCGCGTGCATAACAGAAAGAGGGTTGAAGACTAGGGTGGTCAACGTAGGACCAGCCTATTGCCAAGTTCTCGGCCATTCGGTGCGAAAGCACCTGCTGCGCGGACTTCGGTCCACGCCCGGCGCCTACCAGCCCATAGTCGGAGCGGAGGATAGTGAGATCCTGAAGCTATTCGAAGGGGCCAGTGCGGAGACGGTTGTCTCGACTGACCTCACGAGAGCCACGGACCTCATCCCTCTCGATCTGGCTAAGGCAGTGGTGGACGGACTCGCTGACAGCGGGCGTCTCTCCTCGTTGGAAATCGATGTCCTACGGCTCCTCACGGGGCCGCAGTTACTTCGGTATCCTGGGGAGGAAGCTCCAATTATCAGCTCTAGAGGAATCCTCATGGGACTCCCGACTTCTTGGTGCGTTCTTTCGCTCATCCACCTTTATTGGTTGGATGTTGCTAAGACCGCAGCCATCGAAGCCGCGGGGAGGAGGAAGCCTCGCATTCGATCATCCATCTGCGGAGACGATGCCCTGCTCGCGACAACCGTCGTGGGCGCTGCTTCGTACTCGCAGTGTGTGAAAGATTGCGGAGGCTCTCCTTCCCTTGGGAAACACTATGAGTGCTCTCTAGGTGCCGTCCGCCGCGCGGTGTTCCTGGAACGTCTCTACGAGTGGGATGTCGAAGACGGGAAACTCCGAAGAGGGATTCGCTTCGCAGCGATTCCCGTCAAAGGGTTCACGTCTCGCAACCTACCGAGGGACTTCCTTGAAGACCGGCTGGTATCATGTAGATCCTTCGGGCTGCGACAGATCTTAGGGATTGATTCATTACTGAGTCAGAACCCGTGTCTGGAACAACCCCTTCGGGATTACATGATTCGGCGTGTGGCGTGGTTGCCAAAGTACGCAGTACAGGTGCTGGGTCTGATCGGAGGGTTCCCGCTAAAGTACGGCGGCTTCCAGCTCTCACCTCGTCCGTCTGACATCCGTCAGGCGATCGAGGTCCGAGATTCCGGCAAGTCCTTTTCCTTGGCAGTCCAACGTGAGTTGGATCCTGCCTGGAGGATGGCTGTCGGATTCCAGGAGGGAGGGCGGGAGCTTGCTGTACGAGAAGGGGAACTTGTAGACTTGCCGCTGACGTACGATCCCTCAACTTCCTCACCTAAACCCGGATGGGTAGTGGTCGAAGAAGATCAGAGGTTCATGCGCACAGTTCTGCCTGTCTACCGCCAAGTCCTTTCCTGGTCAGCCGGCCCTGCTCGACGTACGATTCACTTGCGCGCGAGCGACTTTCGTCGTTCGCTTGCCAAGCTTCGTGCCGAGGGCAGGAGCCGTCCTTCCGGGTTGGGGATTGACGTCCCGATCGGACCCGCTTGCATCGAGTGGCGCCTCCCCAATGGGGAGGCTCCGGAACGAGGCTTAAGCTGGTACGACGCGACTGAGTCCAACCGCTCGGCCTACGAGTCTTCCGTCTTTGAGCTTTTGCTCGAGGACGTCGGACTCGCGGACCGCTACAGAGATGCCTTTAGGCGATCTCCGGACGCACTTCAGACCATTTAACCATTGGCCTGGG